GTGGACATGGCTGATACTGCCGGTGCCAGCTCCGAAACTAGCGTTCCTCACGGTTCGCTCAATCCTGACAGTGCGGCTGGCCCATCGATCTGTCGGTCGGAAGGCTAACGCTATCTGTCTCGAAATCGGAAACAATGTGCGAATGCAAACGGAATTCGAGAAGTGGGCGCGACTGACCGCAGCACACCACTCCGAAACTGGTGAGCCAGATGTCGCGAAAGTGTTCGAGCGTACCGCCAAGAACATGAATGTTCGGCAGTGGAATGCTCGTAAGCAAAAACTTACGGACATCGAGACACTCAAGTGGTCAAAGGAAGAGAAGTTCCATATCGGCGCGAAGCTGCTTGAGATAGCTATAGTGTATGGCGGTGGCTTCTTCGAGCTGGAGTACATCAATATAAGAGGCAAGACCGAACGTCAGGTGTTCCTGACAGACCTCTGTCGGAAGATGATCGAGGACTGTCAGACATACCTAGAAGTAAACACACCTGTCCTCAGACCGATGCTCTGTAAGCCGAACCCGTGGCATTACAACACGATTTCAAAACAGTACGAAGGTGGCTACTTCAGCCTCGATGTCGATCTGATACGAGCTGGTGTCTGGCGGCACACTAACGACCTCGAAGACCCACTCAGTATGGACACGCTACGAGCTGCCAATGTCGTCGGCAACGTGCCTTGGCAGATTAACGAAAAGGCGTTCGATCTTGTGGAAGCCTCGCAAAGACAGGCGTCCAGTCTGTTCGACGCTATTCCAGACAGCGAACCGATCCCACTGCCGGCTAGGATTGATGACGACCTGTGGTACGAGATGACTAAAACGCAGCGTTCGGAACACAAGAAAGAACGAGCGAACGTGCATACGATGAACAACCGTAATCAATCGAAGAAGGAAAGTGCTGCTCGAAAGATGAATATTGCCAGCGAAATGAAATCGCTCAGACACAAGCAGTTACATTTCGTTCAGAAGTTCGACAGCCGTCTCCGGTTGTATAACGTCGCACCCGATCTGAACCCACAGGGCGACACGATTGCCCGAGGTCTACTTCAGTTCAGCGAGTCAGAGCCTCTGGGCGACCGTGGTCTCTATTGGATGCGCGTTCACCTCGCGAATATGTTTGGTGAAGACAAGATCAGTTTTGAGGACATGCAGACATGGGTAGACGATCATCACGATTTGATCGTAGACGCTGGTCGTAATCCACTCGATGGCGAATTGTTCTGGCGCGATGCTGACCGACAACTTGAGTTCTATGCGGTCGCACGGGAGTACGCCGAAGCGACTGCGCTGGACAATCCAGAGAGCTATCGATCACATCTACCGTGTCATCAAGACGGCTCGAACAACGGTCTACAACTTCTGTCACTGTTGGGGCGTGATCCTACCGGCGCTCAGTTAACAAATTGTTCAGCTAGTTTGGAACGATACGACATCTATCAGACAACAGCTGACCTACTGTCTCAGGTTGTCAGTCGGCTTGCAGCTGATGGCGATCAGATTGCTCATCGGTGGGTCGGACGCATCAACCGCAAAACTTGCAAACGAGCGACCCTCACGACACCCTACGGTGTCACGCCTCGCGGGATACAGGATCAGCTGATCGATGATGGGTTCGTCGAGGGTCTCGAAGGAACCCGCATGGAAAATGCTGGTTGGCTTAAAGGGCATCTCATCGATGCTCTCGAACAGACTGTTATAGCTTCACGACCAATTATGACGTACTTCCAGACGGTCGCCTCGACGCTCGCCGCTGCCGACCGGCCATTACGTTGGCGCACACCCACTGGATCAACGGTCCAACAGTCTTACTGGAATATAGCGAAGAGCGACGTAAAGACCGTCATGGGTAGCTACTTTCTGTGGTCACAAAATCCGGACGGCGGGCTAAACAAGCGAAAACAAAGTCACGGCAGCGCTCCAAATGTAATCCACTCTTTGGATGCCGCTTTGTTGCAGAAAGTTGTCTGTCGTCTAAGTCGAGAGGGCGTCTCGTCGCTCTCTACCGTACATGACAGTTTTGCAGTTCACTTCCGACATGTCGATCAGATGCGTGATATCATTCGACAAGAAGCATACTCAATTTTCAAAGGCGATTGGTTGCTCGATGAATTCCATCGATACGTGCAATCAAACAGTCCGGTCGAGCTGCCGGAACCACCAAAGCAAGGAACTTTCGACATCAATGAGGTACTCAATGCACCCTACTTTTTCTCTTAAAAATCCAGTAAAGTACGATACTATGGATTTTAATTACAATCGCATACTAACGAAAGGAGTTGACCTTAGAGACATTGAAATTGTTGAACTTTGTGACTTCTGTCTTGCGGTCTTTGTGTCATGCGATCTCGCACTGCCACAAGTTTTAGCCGAGCGGCTCTCCGAAGTCGACGTGCCGCTCGACAGCTGGTTCGAGTACGCGCTCGAAATGATGACCATCGAATTTGATGAAACCCCACCCTCATTCCACTGAAGGAAAACTAATGCCTAAACGCGAATTTACGAAAGTAACATCTCCAATTTCAACGGCAGCTTATGCTTGGTTGGCGTCTCCCGACGAAGGTCAGGAGTTTTCCGATGGTAAGTTTAAAGTGACCGGCTTACTCGAAAAGGACTCCGACGACACAAAGACTTTCCTCAAGAAGATGAAAGCTCTTTGCGATGAGGCAGCGGAAGGCGAGTTCAACGGAAAACCAAAGTCTCTCCGTTACCCTTGGAAAGACGGTGACGAAAAGGACAAGGAAGACTTCCACGGCATGTGGATGTTGACTGCCAAAACAAAGTATCGGCCATCGATGGTCGACTGTTCAACACCTATCAGGGTCTTGCCGGAAGGTAGCGAACCGAAGTCCGGTGATCTGATACGAATGTCTATCAAACTTATTCCTTATCAGGTAGGCGGTTCCAAAGGTGTCGCTGCCCAACTCCAAGCTGTCCAACTTGTAGAAAAACGTAATCTCTCGAATGCCGGAACGGATGACTTCGACAGCATAGACGGTGGGTATTCCGCCGACGACGCGGTCGAAGATGACGACTTCGAGTAGGACATTTTTCTTTTCGGTCGAGCCGGTTCCAGCGAGCCGTCCAAGAGTTTCCCGCTGGGGAACTTACTACGGCAAACGTTACGAGAAGTTTCGTAGAGACATGCGTGAAGTCCTACGGACGATAGATCTGGAGCCGCTCGACGGAGAGCTGGTTGCAACGCTGGAATTCCTTGTGTCACCACCAAAGACGACAAAGCGCAGCCATCCTGTTGGTGACATCGACAACTTTATCAAGGGTCCACTCGACTCCATGACACATCACGGCGGGTTCTGGAGAGACGACGATCAGATCGTGAAAATTATAGCTTCAAAACGATTTACACACGAAGGCGAAACGAATGGAATCAAGTTTAGTTACAGACGAACAGCCAGTCCTGACACACCAACCGTGTGACGACTGTGGGAGTTCAGATGCAAAGGCTTATTACGAAAAGCATTCGTACTGTTTCAAATGCGAAACTCATCGATGGCTAGATCAAGAGGATGCGGTCGATCATATCGACACGTCGCTTGGTTTAATTGAAGTTGGGCGGTTCGATGACATCCAGTCGCGGAAAATACCGGAAGCCATTTGTCGAAAATATGCATACTCGAAGTCACGACATCACGACAAAAAAGTTCAGTTAGCACCTTACCGCAATCAAGACGGTAAGGTCGTCGGACAGAAAGTTCGAACAGCGGATAAGGACTTCTATACGACCGGAAAGTTTACAGATGTTCAGCTGTTCGGTCAGCATCTTTGGAAGCCCGGTCGTCGGTTGGTCATCACCGAAGGCGAGTTAGACTGTCTTTCATATGCCACTGCCGTGAACGGTCGATGGCCCGTTGTCTCGATCCCAAATGGAACGGCTTCTGCCGTAAAGGCGATCAAGCGAAACATCGAGTTTGTCGAGGGCTTCCAAGAAGTGGTGATCCTGTTTGACATGGACGAACCGGGACAGAAAGCAGCGGTAGAAGTTGCTGAAATTCTGACGCCCGGTAAGGCGTGTATCGGCCAGCTACCTCTGAAAGATGCCAGCGACATGCTCGTTGCCAATCGAATTAAGGAGCTAACAAGCGCCGTCTGGGAAGCACAACCCAAGCGTCCAGACGGTATTAAAAACGGAAAGGAGATTTGGGATGAAGTTAATTCCCCCATACGAAGCGGTCGCTCGTATCCGTGGAGCGGCTGGGACGCTTGCCTCTTCGGCAGTCGTTCTCGTGAGTTACTGTGCCTTACTGCCGGGACTGGCGTTGGTAAGTCTACTATTGTGTCTGAACTCGCGTATCACGCAGCTAACGTCCATGGTCAAAACGTGGGTTATGTCGCGCTGGAAGAAGGATTAGGCCGCACTGGTCTAAGACTAATGTCGATAGAGGCAAACACGCCTCTCCACATTCCTAATACACTCTCCGACAAAGACAGACGTGAGGCGTTCGATAAGACGTTAGGGACCGGTCGGTACTTTTTGTATGACCATTTTGGTTCTATCGACTCCGAGAACCTCTTGAGAAAATTCCAGTACATGGTGACAGCTCTTGGTGTCGAAGTTCTCATCCTCGATCACCTATCGATATTGGTGAGCGGAATGGATCAAGAACAGCTGTCGCAATACGGTGATGAGCGAAAAGCCATCGACTATACGATGACTCAACTCCGCTCGTTCACTGAACGAACCAACGTCTCGATGATACTCGTAAGTCACCTTCGCAGACCGCAAGGTGACAAGGGTCACGAGGGTGGAGAGAAAGTCTACCTCTCGCACCTTCGCTCATCGGCCTCGATAGCCCAACTGTCAGACGCCGTCGTTTCTATCAGTCGCGACATGAGTTCGGGCGAAAACAGACTGGAAGTAAATTGCCTTAAAAACAGATACGCGGGGATCACCGGCCCAATGGGAACACTCGAATATAAGCCAGAGACAGGTCGTCTCGTAGAAGTCGCCGACGAGTTCGGCGAGGACTTTGAGTCATAGCAAAAACGCTAACCGTCGTAAGACAAGACGTAAGCTCAAACGAAAGTTAATCGAAATGAAGGGCGGTCGGTGTGAACGCTGCAAAGGTTATTATAACAGCGAGCTTTTTGATTTTCACCACAAGAACCCTAGCGAAAAACTATTCAGTTTACGAGTAGCCAACCTAACAGACCAACCATGGTCAGCGGTACTAAAGGAAGCAGAAAAGTGCGAAATGCTATGTGCGAATTGCCATCGCGAAGTTCATCGGGAGAAAAGACATGACCATTCTCGTGTTCGATATCGAGGCGGACAACCTCCTTCCGAACCTCACCAAATGTCACTGTTTAGCGATAAAGGAGATCACGAATGACGGAATTGAGTTATACGCAAATTCTACAGGATACCGCCCAATCGTTGAGGGACTCAGCCGACTCGCTAGAGCAGACATCCTCATCGCTCACAACGGCATCGGGTATGATGCGCCAGCGCTCGTTCAACTTTATGGAAAACTTGCCAACTTCAAACATTGTACGCTGTACGACACTTTGGTTGCCTCTCGTTTCTTCGATTCAGAAAGACGCTCACACTCTCTCTCAGCACTTGGTGAAGACTTAGGTTACGAAAAAGGAAGTCATGATGATTTCACTAATTTTAGTGAGGACATGGCAGCTTATTGCAAACGAGACGTTGAGGTTACCGCGAAGGTCTTCGAGCAACTTTGGACAGGTGAGATCACACCGGCTCTTGCGTTGGAGTTTCGATTTGCTTGGATCATGGCGATCCAAGAGCAACATGGTTTTCGACTGGACGTTCAGAAAGCTCAAGCTCTGGAAAGCGAGTTCCGTCAGGAGCAGTTCGACATCGAGCGGGAACTGCAAGAACACTGGGAACCCAAGATCATCGAGCGGTACTCCGAGAAAACCGGTAGACGATTGAAAGACAAGGTCGAGGTATTTAACCCCGGCTCTGGTAAGCAAATAGCTGAACGCTTAACTGAACAATATGGCTGGAAACCGCAGCGCTATACGCCAGCTGGAAGTGCGAAAGTTGACGAAGCAGTGCTAAACACACTGAAGTACCCAGAGGCGAAGAGCCTCGCTCGATATCGTCGGCTGCAAAAGCTACTCGGACAGTTGTCGGATGGTGACAATGGTTGGTTACGGCATGAACGAGACGGGTACGTCCATGGCAGTGTGAAGACTATTGGCACACAGACACATCGACTGTCGCACTTCGCACCAAACATGGGACAGGTCGATAAGAAAGATCCAAGGATGCGTGAGGTCTGGTTGCCGGACGAAGGTCATGTTCTCGTCGGAGTCGATGCAGATGCTATTGAGCTTTGCTGTCTCGCCCACTGGCTGTTCAAATATGATGACGGTGAGTATCAGGACGCTTTGCTTCACGGCACAAAAGAAGAAGGCACCGACGTTCATAGCCGAACCATGAGGTTACTTGAGTTTCCTAAGAGAGACCCAGCGAAGACCGCCATTTACGCGGCGTTATATGGAGCGGGCAATCGCAAGCTCGCACAGATATCCAGAGAAGCTGGTGGACCAGTTAAAGACGGTGCGGAGATCCGCCGCCGTATAAACACCGGGATCAAAGGGTTCGGTGAGTTGTCGAAAGCGATCTCAAAACGTGCCGACAAAGGTTGGTTCAAAGCGCTCGATGGTCGTCGTATCAAAGTCGACAGTGAGCATCGGTGTTTGAACTATTTGCTTCAATCGACAGCTGCTATCGCGATGAAGAAAGCGCTAGAAATCTTTCACTACGACAACGCACCGGCAGCTGGTTTCATTTGTTCAACGAGTACAGTG